CGCGCGATGGTTCTGGCGCCGGTCGGTGCTGGCAAGACCGCGATCACGCTGACGGCCATACAGGATATGGTTGACCAAGGACACGCCAAACGCGTGCTTGTGCTCGCGCCGAAACGCGTCTGTCTGGACGTTTGGCCGGTCGAGCGGCCCAAATGGGCGCCTGAGCTTACGATGTCTATCGCGGTCGGGGACGCAAAAAAGCGCGTGGCGGCTCTTAAGGCCGATACACATATTATGGTTGCAAACTATGATATTCTTCAATCATTGGCAGACCACAAACTAAATTTTGACATCATCGTGTTTGACGAGCTGACGCGGCTGAAAAACCCGTCCGGCGCGCGGTTCAAGGCACTCGCCAAGGTAATCGACCAGATACCGATCCGGTGGGGTTTGACCGGCAGCTTCACGTCAAACGGTCTTGAAGACGTGTTTGGCCAGTGCAAGATCATCGACCAAAAACTGCTTGGACGGTCAAAAGGCGCGTTCTTGCAGCAGTACTTTTTCTGCCTGAACCAAGAATATAACCAATGGGAGCCACGCAAAGGTTCGCTTGAGCACGTCATGCAGCGCGTCAAACCGGCCACGTTTGTGCTGGAGCCGGGCGAATATAAAGACAAACTGCCGCCGTTGCATCAGGTCGAAGTGCGTTGCGATATGGACATGACTGAGTACAACGCTATGCGCCGCGATTTTGTCTTGCAGTTTGAAGACGCCGAAGCCATTGCCGCAAACGCCGCCGTGGTCACATCTAAACTGCAACAGATCGCGTCGGGGTTCGTATACGCAGACAAACCGAAATGGATCAGTTCTCACAAATTCGATAGGCTTGACGAATTATTAGATGAGAACCAGCACGCCAACACGATTGTCGCGTACGGATACAAGGAAGAGTTGGCCGAATTAAAACGACGTTATCCACAGGCAAAAACGCTAGACGACGATAATGCTGTGGAAAACTGGAACGCCGGCAAGATTGAGTTGCTGTTGGTACACCCAAAATCCGCCGGCCACGGTCTTAACCTTCAGCACGGCGGCAGCAAGATCGTGTTTCTGTCGTTGCCGTGGTCGCTTGAACTTTACGAGCAGACGGTCGGGCGCTTACACAGAAGCGGGCAGAAGCACGACGTATGGTGTTATGTTTTCCTGACCAACGGTACTGTTGACGAGCGCATTTGGGCGGCGTTGCGCGATAAGCGTAAGATTTCTGACGTAGCACTTGAGGCTTTAAAATGAACCTGACTTGGCGTGAGCTTAACAACATCATCAACCACAAGACGGAAGATGAATTGAAGGCGATGATTGAGAAAGAATACGAGACCGCGCGGCGCGCGACGATCCTGACGCGGCTGCACCAACGGTTCACAATACTGCGGGCAGCGCGGGAGCGAATGGAATTGTTAGGTCCAGACAAGCGCAAAACCGTCCTTATGTGATCGGGTATTCTTTCCACGGCAACTGGAAATGCGGCCCGTCCTTGAACGTCACCCAATCGCCTCCCCATTCAAGCGGGGTGTTAAGCTGAAACGCCGCGGTCTTCATAACCGACGCGATCTTGCCGGCAAGCGGCCAGTCCCAACGGATGTTGTCCGGTTTAGTGAAATCACCCGATCCGTCCATGTCGATGAACGCCGCCAGATCGACGGCGTGGCCGGTCAGGTGGCGCGAGCGCATGGTCGTGGACGCGCCTGACGCAACGAGTTTTTTCTGACGTTCAATATCGCGCAGACCTTCAACAACCATAAACGGCGTGTCAGTCAGTTCAGCGGCTTTGTTAACGATGGCGACAAGATCGGGGTGGACGCCTTCAAGGCGCGACAGCGAACGAGCGTCAAGTTTCATTTTGCCGCAACTCCTTTGATCTTCTCATACGTGCGAAGGCCGCCCATGCCGAGCATACAAAAGATAAGCTCAAACAGCATGGCGTCTGCGCCGGGAAGCGATGACCAACCAAGACCGACAAAGAACGGACGCAGGATATATTGATAAAACAGCGCGCCTGCGCCGATCCATCCAATAGCCGGACGCCAACCAGACACCCAGATATTCGGGTTCGCAGCTTCGGCCGCGTTAATGTCGGCTTGCTTGCCATCAAGCGCAAACAGCGCGGTGCGCAGTTCCGCTTCGGCTTTGATCTTGGCGTCGGGGTCTGGCACGAACTTGTTGAGGACGGTCAGACCGGCGGCTACTGCGTCGTCGATACTAAAGGCCATTAGCGCGGTCCTTTCGGGTTTTTCTTCTTAATGTATTCTTGCGCCGCAGCTTCCAACTCGGATGTTATTTTATTTGCTTCGTACGGGTAGTTTTTAAGCCACCACCGCGCTTGGTCAATTTGCGCGTTACCTAAATCAGCATTTGGCTGCACTTCTATATCGCCAAAATTTTTAAGCATAAGAAGACGTGTTAGTGTTTCTTCACGCATCGCGCTTTTAGAAAAAGATTCCGGTAGCATACCGGCATCTTTAAGTTTTTGAATACCGCGATGAATTGATTCGTGGACCGCCGAGTCTTGATTTTTGCCGTAATACCACATGGCGTCTTTAGACGGCTTGTAAAAACCTTCTTTAGTAAGGTCTACGCTACCTTTTTTTGGCGTGTACGTTATGTTTCTTGGGTCATACCCAATAGCAGATATAGGGTGTTTTTGCGCGGCGATGTAGTTTCGCAAAAACGCATCGCGGTCTTCGGGGCTTAACTCTTGAAGTTTTGCGTTTTGTAGTGTTTCATCTGACCCATACCCTATCACGCCATCAATACTTGTTTGCGCCACTTTTGCGCCCGGCGCTGTAAAGCCCGCCATAGGTGTACCGTATGTCTGGTCGTAGGCTTGCGCGTAATACACGTCTTGCGGTGATGGGTATGCTTGGCTAAACGGCACTCGTGCAGGGGCAGCACCAAACAGCCGATCAGCCATGCGGCCCATAAAACCCTTATCTTCAGTTGGAATGACAGGGGCAACTTGCGACAACGGCGGCGCATAATTAAGCTGATATGGATAGCTCAAAAAATTTTGCGGCTGAACACCCATACGGTTTGCAAGTTCGTTCGCCATGTCACTTGTCCTGTTTGCCGTCTAGCTTGTCAAAAATGCGGCGAAACATATCTTCTATGCGATCCATAGACGCTTGATGCTCATCGCGGCGCATATAGTTGCGCGGCAAGTCAAGCTCAATCTGATGCACATCCTTACGCAACTCAGACATGGCGGACCATATCTCACGCGCGAACCAACCGATAGCGGCAATAATGGTGCTGCTGGCTAAGTTAAAGAGAGTTTGTGTATCCATTATCGACCTGCAAGGCTATTTACGTTAGATGCCGCGCCAGACATAAGCGCGAGTTGATTTGCGAAATTGCCTGCACGGCTGACATTCGCACGACGCGCACCTTGCGCGGCTTGAAACGCCAATGCTTTTTCCATCGCATTCGCGGCCAAACTTGGGTTGAGCATTTCAGTCGCAAGTTCAATCGCAACCTTTTTGTCAATGCGACCTTGCAACGTCTTCATGACGTTATTTGCGACCGACGCAACGCGGCTCATTAAGTTTGGGAGCTGCGGCGACTCAACAGCGGGAATGTTTTCGCCGCCGCTACGGCCAACTTTAGCTTGCTTCATAAATTCAGCCTGCCGCGCAAGATCGGCGCGAATGCCTTCAAGTTTAGCCATATCCGCAGGATCAAGAATTTGTGACATAGATTGATAGCGCGGCATACCTGTCGCGTTTTTAATCGTAGCCGGCGCGTTTTCCATTGCTGTCGCAAACACGCCGGGGCGCAAAGTTTCATCCGCCAATGGCGACGCAAGTTTGCCCTCCAGATATTGGCCGACTTCCATTTTGTTGACCGGCTTACTAAGCGCCTTAAAAGTTTCTTGCGCAGGTTTCATGCCCGGTATTGCGTCAACAAGCATATCTTTAATTTCGGTGAGTTGGCCCGTGATGTGCTTGTTGTCTTCGCGTTTTAGCGCAGCTTTGATGCCGTCAAGCGTAGACGCAATCTCTTCGGCATTTGTGCGCGCAAGTTCTGGCGTTACCTTTGTTTCAGGTATAACAAGACCTTTGCGCAAACGCTGCATTTCAGTCAGCAATTCAGGATTGCCGGGGTTTTTGGCGATAAGTTCATCAATTTTATCTAGCACTGGTGTTGTATCAACAGGCTGCGCGCCTTTACGCGCAGCTTCATACATAGGCCCCGCAGTGTTTTCGCGCACAGCGCGCGCCGATTGAAGCGCAGCTTCGTCTTGCCCAATAGATTGCACCGCACCAAGCCGCGCGGTGTTTTGCTCCACTCCGCGATTATAATACGCCGCAGGCATTGTCTTAGCGACTTCTTCTTGCAATGCTGCGTAGCGCGGCGCGCCTGCCGGAACCGCAGCAACGCCTGCTGTTGGCACACTGCCTTGCACAAGCTCTGTAGCCCCGCGCAGAGCATTAACGATTTGTTGCCCACGCCCTTCGGCGGCCTGAAGCAACGCGGCCGTTTTTGGGTTGAGCCAATTCTGAATGCCCTCAAGCGCACTTAACCCCGAGCGCGTAATCCCACCGACGACTTTACCCGCTGCTTGTGGCCCTGCAATAGAGCCTACAAGTTCAAACGGCGCATATTCAGCGGGCGTTTGACGAAGACCAAATGTTTGCGAAACTTCTTCAGATGTCGGCAAACCAATTGCGCTGCCGCCAATATCGCCAAGACCGCCAAGTGCTTTTATCGCACCGCGCCCCATAGCCGACAAAGCCTCGCCTGCGTCATATTGTGGAAGGTTGCCGCGCTCTTGCGCAACCGTTAGCCCTTGCACTGCTTTAGGACGCGGCGCAGGCATACCGCTAAGATCGCCAAGCTCGGGCTTAAAACCTGCTTTTGGTGTTTCTGCTGCGGGCGCGGTGTAAAATAATTCTGGCTTGCTTTGCTTCAGATACTGAAATGCTTGCGCTTGAGTAGCCCCCTCAGGCGCATTAATTTCGTATGTTTTTCCGTCTGGCGATGTAAGTTCAAAAGTAGGCATTTACTTTACCTTAATTGACCAACCTTCGAAACTTGTCGGTGCTGCGTTAACTGCCGCGCTAGGCGCGGTTGTTCCAGATGCTTGCTCAAACTGGCCTTTACGGCGCTCAAATAGCGCAAGAAGTGCTTTTGCTGCAGCGCGGCGATCAGCGGCTGGAACCGTATCATCAGCTAACATACCTGCTGCTTCTTTATATGTTTGCGTATCTTTGTCAGATTGCGGCCCTTCAAAACGAGGTATCATTTTAAGAATAGGATCGGCAAAAACGCGAAGTTGTGCAGTTGCTTGGCTGCCTTTTGTCGCGCCAAATCCCGTTCCGCGCGCGGCTGCATCCACCCAAGAACCAAGATAACTGCCCGTAGATTGGTCAAGCAAACTGTCAGGCTTAATAAGGTCTTTAAGAATAGATGTTGCCTCGTCAATCCCTTTAACCGCTTCTTTACTTTTAACTGCCGCTTTTTCTGCTTCGGCCGACAACTTAGCTTTGACAGGTTCCGCCGCAGCAGGCGTTCCGGCAGCAGGCGCTCCGGCAGCAGGCGCTCCGGCAGCAGGCGCTCCGGCAGCAGGCGCGGTCATTGTGACAGGCATCGCCGTACCAGTAGCTTTATCAATGATAATTTGATTGCCTGCGGCGTCTTGTGTTACATCCGCACGTCCGGCCTTACCGGTAAGCATTTTATCAATATGTTCTGCGGTGTCTTTAGCACCTTTAGCCGACAACAAAAGCGCGCGATCAAAACCAACTTTATTGACTTGATCCATAAAATTTTGTTTAGCGCGATCTGCCGTAATTCCCATTGCCTCAAGCGATGGAGCATTGCTGTCAATTAAAGCAAAAACTTCTTGTGGGGTGCTGGCCGACAGAATGTTGTCTTTAAACTCTCCAACTTTAGTTTTATGCAGCTCAAATTCTTTCTTTTGATTTTCTGTCAAAATACCCGAAGTTTCAGCCGATGTTTTACGGCCCGTAAGCGCCTCGTTTTGCGCTTTGCGAAGTGCTTCAGCCGTGCCGATGTCACCGCTCTTGATAAGCTGATTGGCGGTATAGTCGAACGGGTTAGCATTCAAATTATTGTTTGTATACTTGGTGCCCGGCCCCGCACCCACTGCGGCGTCAGTGACACCAAAATTCCCGAGAATGCCGCGACGTTGGGCGAGAAGTGCTTGTTCTTGCGCGCGTTGTGCGGCAGCCGCACGGCGATCTTCCGCGTTTTGCTGCATCGCAAGTGCGTTCTTCTGCATTTCCTGCTGAATAAGCTGCCCACGCAAAGCATTGTACTGACGTTCCTGCGCCGCCTGATAAAGCGCCATTGGATTGATAGCAGGAACCTGAATGCCTTGGCCGACCTGAAGCGGGATGGAAGTGTCTAACGGCATAGCGAAACCCTTTAGCTATCAAAACCCTGAACGGGAACCTTGATTGACGGTACCATAGTTCGTTCCGCCGCCCATCGGCATAAACTGGCTGTACATACTATAGTTCATGTACGGCGTCACGGCGCCGGACAGCGCGTTGTTGAGTGCGTTGGCGCTGCCCATGTAACCGGATGCGCGTGCGTTAGCGCCGGCCATCATGGTGTTGCCTGCGTTCGTGGCGTAGTTTTGACCTGCGCTACCAAGGTTATTGGCCGTCGTTTGGCCCTGCCCAAGCAAGCTCTGAAGCGGATTCAAAATTTGGTTGCGCTGCTGCCAATACCGGTTAAACGAATTGTTATACTCTTGCGAGCCATAGTCCTGCCCGTAGCGTTCAGCGGCTTTGAGCGCGTTACCAGACAGAAGACCGCCACGTTGCGCGGCAGTCTTATTAAGCGCGTCAAGGCCCTGCTGCATACGAAACTGATAGCCGGGGTCTTCGTACATCATCGACGCGTCGAAGGGCTTCATGCCGGCGCCGTAATTTGCCGCCGTCTTGTCGCCGCCGAGGCCAAGATACTGAAGAAGCGCGTTCTGACCGGTCAAGCCGGCTTCATAGAAAGGTTTATTAAGTTCAAGCTGCTTCTGCCACATTTCGCGCTGAAGCGCGGTGGCTTTATCGGCTGAACGCGCCTGCGTGTTCGCGGCGTTTTGCGCGGCATTGGAACCTAAAAGACCGCCAAGAAGCGAAGAGCCGGCCCCGATTAAGGCTGCGGTGATGAAAGCCATACCAGTTCCCTTTCAGCATAAGCAAGCTGTTGCTTGTTGGCCGCGCCGCCCTGAAGTTCGGCTGCGGTCGAATAGGTTAATTCTTCAACGATCTTATCAAGATCAGTTTCGTTTGTCGCGGGGATATTTGTCCACACCGAGTCTTCCAGAGCAAAAATAGCGCGTTTGGCGCCCGGCTGAGCGATAAGCGTCGCCGGTGCCGTCAACTCGACCGGCCCATCATCCGTCGCTACTCGAACACGGCCTGCCGACAGAATGCACAGGTGCGTCGTCTTATGGACCGCGCCGGTTAACACCGCGCCTTGAGGGATGAACATCTCGCGAGCGTAAATGCCGTCAGCAAAATGATGCGTAATCGGCAAGACCGCGGGGTCGTATGCCTGCATCATGTCTTCTAGCTGTTCGACCTTCTCGCGCATAAATCACTCATACATGATGTTGACTGAACCTGCGTCGAACGTATCGGCGCCATCATTCAAAAGTCGAACGCGGTCAAGCGCGCCAGCCAACGTAACACTGCCGCCGCCAGTAGCGGTATACGACGCTGTGCCGCCCTGCTGCCCGAGAGCCACGCTGCACGTCCATGTGTTGCCCGAAATGTTAAACAGCACGACCGATCCATGCCACGTATTGAGGTTTGATCCGTTAGCCGTAATGGCAAACGCTGTGGTGCTTGTGGTTGTGTTGGTGCTGTTAGACCATACGCCGGACGAATAGCCCGTGGCCTGTATAGACCCTGATCCCACACGCAAAAGCATATATGCGCTACCGGTCAATGACACGCCGCTAAACAAAACAGTAACGCGTTTAGCCCACAACGGAATGCCGGTAATATCGACGGATGCGCCCGACACATTTTGTGCGGTCCCCATCTGAAGACCGTTATAAACGGCGCCTTGAGGTGCCGTCACGCCGGAAGTGCCGTTAAGAGTTAATGGCATTGGACTTAGCTCCAGTTACCGACATACGAAACAGAAGATGAACCATACGGGCGGATAAAGAAGTATGACCCTGCGCCGACGACCGCGGCAGCGGCCTGCGTCAGCGAGACCTGCGGAATAATCGTACCGCCGACCGTAACAGTAAGAAGCCCGTCGATCTGTGCATAGCCGACTGTGTTGGTAGATGCAGTCGCAAGCGTCGTATTGGCTGTCGTGTTGTATGTCGTCTGTGTAGCCGTGGCTGTTGAAAGCGTACCTGTGCCTTTCTGCGCCGCCGCACGCCATGACTGCGTAACCGTAGCCGTGCCGCCGATGGCAAAACCAAACGAGCCGGACGTGCCGCTCATAGCACTAAGGCTGAAAAACGAGTTAAACCAATACGTTCCGGCGGTCAAAGTAAGCTGACCGTTAGTCGTGTTGTTGAACAGTTTTTGCGCCGCCGTCTGTGATGCCAACGTATAGGGCGACGACAGAATAACAATCTGATCTGTCACAACAACGCCGCGCTGCCCCGTTGTCGGGGTGGCGTACATTGCGGTGCCGTCGTATTCAAACGCGCCCGGCGTCGGAGAGGCTGCAAGCGTGTCGGTGGTAAAAACGATCTGAGACATTCAAAAGCTCCTGACTTACAGCACCACCCACCGTGAACCGGCGGGGATAGTTACGACAACACCGGCGTTGAGCGTCAACGGGCCGGTTGAATTGGCATTTTTGCCAGACGGGATAGTATAGGACGTTGTGATGGCTTGATCGTTTAGGTTAAACACGGCGTCCGAACCGCCGCCGGTAGCGCCGCCGCCGATAGAACCCCAAGACGTGCCGTTATAGCCTTCAAACGTAGTTAAGTTCGAGTTGAAACGCATCATGCCGCTGACCGGCGCATCCACAATAACAGTAGATGCCACAGTCTGCGATGGTGTGACAACGTAAGTGCCTGCCCCGCCTGTACCAGTGCCAAATGCCGTGATACGCGTGCCGGCCGTGACGCCGGTGCCGGAGATTGTGGCGCCCACATAAAGCGTGCCGGTGCTGACGGTGGCGATTGAAAGCGTTGTGCCGCTAATAGATCCGTTGCCGTTAAATGCACCTGCGCGCTGTGCCGTAGTACCGACAGGGATTTTAAACTGCCCCGTACCAGAACTATAAACCATGTCGGCAAGGCTTATGGACGCGGACGAAGTAAAATTACGGCCCGAGATGTCGCCGCTCGCTTCAATCGTCTCAAATGTCGTCGTGCCGGTAAATTCCGTGTTCGGATCAAGCAACACCGTGCCGGACTTGGCGGGGAACACGACAGTCTGCGCGCCTGCGACCGGAACAGTTTCTAGATCGACGTAACCCGACGTTGACCCGTTAATGCGAAGCGACGTGATCGACGACGCAGGGACGCCCGCGATGTTATCGCTCGTCCAAAGCGTTACGTCGTCGGACGTTTTGAGGACAAACTTATAGTTGACGCCCGTCGTCAACCAGACTTCGCCGGCCACGCGGCCTGCCGAGTCAAGGATAATCGGGTTGGTGTTAGGCGTTCCGCCCGTCGAGTCGGAATATGTCGCGCGCGGCGTGGTTGTGCCGGCGTCATACGAATAGAGTTTGCCGCCCGTCAGGACAACGCCGTCATTGTCGAAAAACTGCCAGCCCGCGCCGGCAAGAGGGGAGAGGATAACTGTCATGGCGGTCGTCCTAGATAATCTGCGAAACGGTCAAGATGGCGGCGGGCGAAGCCGGGTACGCGGGCGAGGTTCCAGCAGCGTAGGTTTTTAGCTGAAGATACCCTGCAACACTCATACCATAAATTTCAAAATAGTCACCTGCTTCAAACCGCTGAAAGAAGTTAACAGTCATAATTGCACTGCCGGCGATGCCGCCGTGCGATTTGGCGACGGTCATTGTGCTGCCGGTATTGGCGATATTCGTTCCATTAACGCGAAGCCACACAATAGCGTCGTCTTCGCTTGACGTGCTGGGGTTAGACAACTGAAGGCTAAAGATAATCGTGTAAAGCCCCGCGTTCACAAGCGTGATTTTGGACCCGTCAATCGTGACGTTTTGGGCGTAGTCTGTGTTGTTGAATGTAATGCCTGTCGGCGTACTTGCGGGAGCCGTCTGCGTTGTGGTGTTCGTAAACGCCCCATACGCGACTTTGATCCATTGCGGCATATTCGTGTCGTCGGTGCCTAGATACGCAGCGGCGCCGGGTACAGGCAATTTAGCCAGCACGTTGTCTTCAGAGGCGTACAAAAGATCGCCTTTAGTATAAAACGTAACGCCCGTGCCGCCGCTTGTGGTCGGGACAACGCCGCCCCCGAGCCCAATAAACTCATACAGGTTGCTGAAAAAGCGGAACCATTCACGCGTCGGGATGTTATCCTGCGAGGCGTCGGCGATGGTAACGCGGGGCGCGGGGATTTGGGTGTCGTTAGCCACGGGTCGGGCTCATGATAAGTTCAGCCCCAACAATAGCGATTTTGACCGGATCAGTGCCGGATAACTCATACACGCGGTCGCGCAGTTTGACTGTCATGCCAAGCCGACGCCAATAGGTGCGGGTGCCGTACGCGCCGATAGCGCCCATAGACGCCCAATGCTCGTTCGACCATGTGTGGCCGCCGTCGTCCGACCAACGGAGCATAACTTGAGGTGCTGAGCCTTGGCCGAGGTTAAGCCCGACGCCTGTCTCGGCGTCAAGTTGCAGGCTATGTTGCGCCGTGCGGGTCAGATTGTTCTGGTTCTGCGGAAGCGCCCGCCAAGACCGAAGCCACCGTTGCGGTTGATCGTCGTCAGCGTATTTGTTAAGATCAAACGCATAAACGCGCCCGTCGTTGTAATCGCCGACAAGCACTTCATGGTTAAACGCCATCTGGCAGTTGGAGCGGTGACGGGTAAACGAACCGTTCACCCAAGCCGCGCGCTCATGCCAACTTTGCGTAGCTACATCGTAGACCCATGTTTTACCGGCTGACGGGAAAGTCAGCACATAAAACGCGTGGCCATCCTGCTGATAGGTATAGCCGATGGCGTCGGACATATCGCCGTATTGCTGAATTTGCCACTCGACCGCATGGGTCGAGATGCGGACGCCGCTATAGCCTTGCGTGCGGTATACAATACCTTCGCCGCGGGCGTCGCCGCCAAGCCAGAACACGCCGTTGTCGAGCTTGGCGACAGAGTACGCCGCAGCGCAACCAAGTTCGTTAAACGCGCCTTGGATGCGTTGGAGCGGGAAATCCACGCCGCCGGCGTCGTACCAAACTTCGACCGAGTTTGACCCGAAGAGCCAAGCCTCGCCGTGGTCGATGATGAGCGACACAAGACCGTCAGGCGAGGCTTCCGCGCTGGCAAAGTCAAGCGGCTCAATCGACGTGCCGTCCAGAAGCGACGTAACCCACACCCGCTGAGAGTTGGGCTCGTTGAACACGAAATAGCCGTCTAGATAGCCGACCGTGACGGCACCCGGAAAGTCAGGGTCCGTGATCTTACCGAACACTTGCGTGTTCATGTTGTAGATGAAGCCGTCAGGATTGGCCGCAATAAAGACCTGCGAGCCGTTGTCCGACATGGACACGGGGCCGGTGCCGGTCACGTTGCCGAATACAGTCACGTTATAGTCTGTGTCGATTCGGTAGAACGTGTCGCCCGAGACGACGTAAGCATACTGACCGTTCGGGTCGGGGCACCACATACCGCGGACGGGGCCGGTGCCGAGCGTGGTAATCAAACGCAAGCCGGGCGCGCGGTTCAGAAACGCCGCCGTCTTGCCTTCGTTCGGCAAGATTTCTGGAAACAGGTTCACCATCCGCGAATCGGCGGCATTCACGCTGCGAGCGACGTAAGATGAGCCGAGGATAGGCGTCTGCATTTAGAAGTTACCGGCAAAGATGTTGAACCGTTGACGCGTGCCGACAATCGAATACGGCAGCGACATGATGTCGTCAGGGTTATTGATACGCTTGAGATCGCGTTTCGATGCCATCGCGATGCGCGACACTGTGGGCGACGGCTCGACGCCAAACTCGGCGGCGAGTTCGCAGGCCAGATTATAGCGGAAAGCACGAAGATAGCCCGGCGGGAAAGCCAAAGTTGTCGTCAGCGTTGCCGGCTGAGTAAGCTCTTCGACCGATACAAAATGCCACCGAAGCACTTTTGTAGGTACGGGGTACACGTACATTTCCACGTTTGGGTACGACATATTGACCCAAATCACTTGCGGGTACGTGCTCGTGACAGTTTTGACGGCGATGCCATCATACTGCTGCTGATTGATAAATTTGATGCCGTAGGAAATTCCGGACGCCGTATCGACAAAATATGTCGAGTCGTCAAACAGCACGGGGCGATTGCCCACAAAATCGCCCGTCGGGCCAAGAGTGCGCGAGCGCAGGTTTGGCGCCCACTCAAATTCTTGGTCTTGCGTAGAGAACACCGATAGACGTTCGGAGTTCCAAGAGTCGATCATCTGATTAAGCGCGGTCAGAGCATCCTGCGATGTTGCCGCGCTTGGGACTTCAGACTCGGCCAACTGCCCGATAAGGCGAAGCGCGCCGTTAATTTGGTCAGCAGCCGTTGTAGCCATTTACTTGTCCTCTTCAGCGATCACGTCTGATTGGCGCCGCCGGCGTTTAGTCTCTAATGCGTTGGTTGGTGTGTCAACCATAACAGCTACAGGTTCGTCGGGATCGTAGCGCTCCCAGCCGTTTTGTTCGTCCGCTTGCGCCTCAAGTTCCATCGTAGCAACTTTGGTGCCGTGCGTAGGATGACGTAGATAAATCAAAACCCTCTCCCTTAAAAACGGCGGGGGTCGAAACCCCCGCCGAATGACTTACGAGATCGCGTAGAGCGACCATGCGCCGTCCGCAGTCTTACGAGCGCGGAACGAACGGACAGTGCCAGCCGTTGCCGCAACAGTCATAAGACCCTGCGAACCGCCCGAGCCAATCGTCCAACCCGTGTTGGTCGTCACTGTGATGACGCCAGCCGTGGTTGTGTTGATGATGCGGAAGTCGAAGGTTGTGCCAGCCTTGGAGTTGTTCAAAGCGTTATCAAGGTCAGCCGCGAGCGGAAGCGTGTATGCTGCCGTTGTCGTTGGCGTGCCGATGATAATGCCGTTGGTCAACTGAGCCACGGTCAGC